GAGTTCTTGCGTAGGCTATCCAAGGCAAAAGCATCAATAACCCCGCCTTGGTCAGTCCACTTAACCACATCGTCACCAAAGTTGCGGACTGCGCCTTCAATAACATCGTTACCAGCAAACTCAGGGTTACGCAAAATGCCACCTAAACGACTCAAAATAGAATCAGACGTCAAAGGTCTAAGGCCATAGGCTTCTAAACTGTCAACGGCAGCTTGTTTAAAGCGTGCCGCTTCACCAAACGCTAATGACGCGTTCGCCGCTTGCGACGCAACATCATCGGCTTTTTTAGCTAACTCAGCAGGATAGTTATATAGCGCTGTTGCAGGCAGCCCTGTTTCAGCCACTTTACCTTTGGCTAGTGCTTCTGCACGGGGTATAGCGCCTACAAAACGGCGTACATCTTGAACTTTGCCTGTAGCAGCTTGCGCTAGCACGTTGGCTTCTTCTTGTAAACGTTTACCCGTAGTACCTGCAATATTAGCAGCTGCCAACTCAGTTTCACGGATAGGGGTCATTAAATTGTTAAGCGCATTTTTAAACTGGCTAACCGAAGTTAAGTTTTCGGTCAAAGTTGGCCCACCGGCTAACTGCGCTAAACGATTTAATTGATCTGCTTTTTGCGTGTCTTTTAACACGCGAAAGTAACTAGACTTGTCTTTACCGGCCACAAAGTCTAAGAACGCCTGATATACATCGTTGTCAATACCGGCAGCGGCTTGGGCTGCACTAATGTCTAAAGGCGCTAATTTGTTAGCGGCACGAATCTGATTGATCTGATCGCCTGCTACTTCACGGGCAACTTTACCCGCTTCAACATTGGCTAATTTGCCTGTTACGGCATCAATAAATTTACCGCCTGCTTGGGCAACATATTTGCCAACAGTAGGCAATACAAACGGCGCAGCAGCGCCAATAACTGTGCCTGTACCAGCTTCTTCAGGGTTAATAAGAGCAGCGGATGTACCGCCCACTACAGCACCGCCACCAGCCCGTGTTGCTACATCGGCAGCGCGTCCAGCCGTAGCGGGTAAACCAGTGCTAAAACCGCCTGTGCGGATTGATTGGGCTAATGGTGCAGATAACGGTTGAACGCCTTTGGCAATAACACCGCCAACAGGTAAGGTGCTGACTACTTCACCTGTAAGCTCACCCGCACCTGTCATGGTGGGCGCAACGGCTTTATAAGGGGCTATAAACGCTTCTTGTTCGGCTTGACGACGTGCAGCGTCTGCAATTAACGCTTTTCCTGTTTCGGTAGCGCCTAGAGCTTCTAAACCTTTACCAACTAAACGCTGACCACCAAACATGACATTACCCACGCCTTTACTAAATCCAGCAAAAGGCGCGGCTGCGCTTCGCAATTCTGCTTCAACCATTTGACGGCGAGGGCTGACTTGTTCCGCAGGTGCTTTTAAACCAATTTTGGCGTCAAATTCAGTACGTGGCAGATCAGAGTAAAATTTTGTATACATGGCATCTGCCAGCTTTGCATCTGACAAATCCGAATACTGTGGGTACTGCGCACGGATTTCAGCAATCGTAGCCATTTATCGAATTCCTAATGGGTCATCTTTTTTTCCGCCCGCCGCTGGCGCAGCGCTAGGTGCAGCGCCGCCCGTCGCAGAACCTGGTTTATATTCATAAGTTAAATCAAACGCTTCACGAACCCTAGATTTAGCCCCGCGGATTGATTCGGCAATTCGATCCAATTCATTTTGTACGCTAGGCTTTTCTTGTACGCGTGATAAAGCACCCGCAGATTGACGTAACTGCGTACCTTCTTGGTTGGATACGTTACCTAACGCACCGCCTGTTGGTGACGCATTACGCATATCTTGAAGTTCTTTAAATTGCAAACCAGCCACAACTTTTTCATACAACTCCAACGCTTCACGCCCTGCAGCGGTAACGCCTGGCGCCCGACCCGCAACAATACCCGTAATGCTGCTAAGACCTGGATGGTTGCGTAGCCGTTCAATGTCTTTAAGAACTGAATCCGATTTAGACTCAAACGACTTAACTGCCAAATTAGCTTGCGGAAACTTAGCTTCACGCGCCTGTATTTCTTTTGGCGACAAGGTTGTAGTTGTTGGGCCGCCAGGAATCGGTTCAATTCCACCTGTATCGGTTTGGCGATAGCCAACAGGAATACGCCCTAAATCTTGACCACGTAATGTTATATCCTGACCACGTCTAGTTAAATCAGCCGTTTGTTGTTGCGCTGCACTAATAGTGTTCATTTCAGCAAATTTTTGAACACCTAGTTTAGATTCGTTAATTAATCTTTGAAATCCGCCGGGTTGATTTAACGAAGCCATAATTTTTGCCCGCGACTGTTCTGCGGTAATACCCCGTGAAGCTAATAATGGGCCTAACACGGGATCGCGGTGGTTAGCTTCATGCCATGCAATATATTCGTCAGGTGTAGTCACATTATTTAAAAGTTGACTTGATTGTTTTAATCTAGCATCAACAAGTTCTGATTCTGTTTTTTGCGCACCTAATGTTTCTTTTTTAATTGTTGCGCGGCTTTTTTCAAACTCTGTACCCATCTTAGGTGAAATGCTATACATTTGACGCAAAGTTTCAGGAGAATTTAAATCGGCGCCAGACGCAATTAATTCACGCAATTTGTTTTCTTGCGCTATACCGCGTTGCAGCTCGCCCATTTTTAAAGCGTTAACACCAACTTCTTGAGCGCGAGCCGTTGCTACAAACGGGTCTTGGATTTGAGGTTGTTTAAAACCAAGCGCGATGGATGGGTCAATTTGTGCCATGATTATTCCTTATACTACTAATTTAATAAAAACAATTTAGGGAAAACCTGTGCCGCTCATATTAAAATCTTCTCCAGTGCCAGTACTCATTACACCGCCACCACGCGCAGGAAACAATCTATTCATAAGTTGTTGATTTTGATAAAAATTAATGCCTTGACCAACACCGCCAGAAATTGCGTTTGCCTGACCCATGTAGCCAGACGCTTGCGCGTTACCTGCGCCAATAATGTTAGACGCCATCGCGTTGCCGTATTGCCCTGCTTGCGTACCTAGCGTATTGGCGCTAGACTGCGCTACCCCAGCCAAACTAGCAAACGGATTTAATGTATTGGCTCGTTGAGTTTGAAAGCGATTAAACGCATTTTGATACTCTTGCGAAGCAAGGTCTTGCCCAAAGCGCTGCGTATTTTTTAAATTTGCACCTGACAGCAAACCGCCACGGGCAGCTGCTGAACGTTCTAAAGCCTTCATACCTTCAGACATTCTAAATGCGTATCCAGGGTCGGCTTGGAATTTATCCATACCAAATTCAGCCGTTGCGTACTTACCATACCCAGGCGCATTTACGTCCCCGCCAAGCCCTAAATATTCTAAAAGACGGTTTTGACCTTTAAGACCCGCTTCTCTAAACGGTTCTTGCAACTCTACCTGACGTTCAAACATTGCGGTTTGGGCGTCTGTTGCACGATTAGCAGCGGCTGTTTGAGCGCCTGCGGCTTTACTTGAAGAATATCCACCTATTACGGCGCTAGTTACTATAGCGGCAGCTACCCAAGTCATATTATTCTCCTTTTAAAGCGCGCTGCGCTTCAATAACAAATTGCTTTATTTGATTATTAGAATCAAATAACGCAGTATCATCTGGTTCAATTAATTCGGCTTCAATTTTATCTAAATCCGTATTATCTGTTTTGTGAAACGTAATCCCTATTGAATCTTTAGCAGCGTACGTAACCCGTTTGGTTCCTGGTTTTGATTCTACAATATCGCCAGCGCGCAACGTACGCATACCTAATTCTGTCCACGCTATTATTTCACCTTTTGCACATAAAAAGAAGTGTGGTTTTTTATGTATTTTACCTACAATAACCGTACCTGCGGGGCGAAATACTTTGCGACAGTACATTCCGTCTGAAAAGTAATGCTCCGTTTGCAATTCGGCTTGGGGCATTTTTACCATTTCTGCCTGTAAATCGTTAATTTGAGCCTTAGTAGGCACAAATTGATTAACTAAAGACGTTATGTCGTCAGTATTTGTAGTTAAGTTCATTAGCTTGTAATTTCTCTGCCGTTTGACCGAATATTGATTGCCGAAGCCGTACCTGCAATGGTGGATATAATCCCGCCTGGCGCTAGGGCTGCGCCTACAATCTCAGGAAACGTATATGTTTCAGCAGGTTGTAAGGACTTAGTCTTAACAATTAAGTTGTCGTTACCCGCTGATCCAGCCGCCGTTATTAGGTTTACGCTAATGGTTGCAGCCGTAGCGCTGTAATTAGTAGCCGTAAACTTGTCAATAATTGTAGTTACGTTATTAGCCGTGTATTGCGTAGATTGGGTAGCTTCAGCCGTTTTAGCTGGAATTAATACTTTTACTGTGACGGTCATGGGTATTCCTTTACGTATTTAAAATAAGCGATTCATCATTCTCAGTAGTTATGCTTTCGTTGCTTTCCGTTACCAAAAACTCAAAATTGTTCGATGCGGCGATCATTACTACCCAATTTGTGCCGTCTGACACTAAGGTAGCCCAATCGCCAGCCACATCGTTCAAAATGTCAACGCCTGCTGCACCACCAGATAAAGGCACTACATTACTTAAATTAGACACTAATAGCTGGTTTTGGTAGTTTTGAAACGTTAAGCTACGTCCTATATAGGATGATGCCGTAGGAAGCGTAACTGTGCAAGTAGAGCCTGCTTTATTGTTAATAATCCATATATCTGTATCGGCTACCGTAAAATTGGCTGTTTTAGTAACTGGCGCTGAAGTAGCGCTAGACGTGCCTCCTGACGTAACTACTACGCTGGGGATGCTTAGTTCAACGGCTTGGATTTGTTTTTGTAGCTCGGCAATCTGAGAAACTAACGGCGAATCATTAGGAGCGCTAGGTATCTTCTCTTTATTCTGTTGTGTAATATCATCAATAGTGGCAAACGGTGGCCCTAACTGCAGTTCATCTAAAGACGTAGGATTAGTACCGCTGCCGGTCAAAACAAACAAATTTAAGAAAAACCGATACCATTCCCGTGCCATTAACCCTGTAGACGCATCAATAAGAGGCGTTCTGGGCGCGGGGATGTTGGTGACGTTTAATGGGCTAGGCACGGGTTGGGCTTAATAAAAGTTCAGCACCAACAATGGCAATCTTAACAGGGTCAGTTCCCGACACCTCATATACACGATCACGCAATTTCATTGTCATGCCAAGTCTACGCCAAAACACCCGGCGGCCGTATTGCCCAATTCGACCCATCTTAGACCAATGTTCGTTTGACCAAGTGTGACCGCCGTCATCTGACCAACGCAACATAACTTCGGGGTCGCTGCCTTGACCAGTATTGATCCCAACGCCTGTTTCACAATCTAGCTGTAAGGTATGCTGGGCGGTACGGCGCAAGTTGTTTTGACCGCTTGGAATAGGACGCCAAGAACGCAACCATTTTTGGGGCGCACCGTTAATTGCATAAACTTCTAAGTCATAAGCGTATATGTTACCGTTTTCATAATCACCTAAAAGCACTTTGTTATTAAACGCTGTTTGGCAGTTAGGGCGATATCGTACAAAGTCGCCGTTTAACCACCCCGCACGCTCATGCCACGATTGCGTAGCCACGTCATATACCCACGTTTTTTGTACAGTTGGGAATGTTAAGACATAAAAGCTGTGGCCATCTTGTTGGTAGGTATAAGCAATTGCATTACTGATATCGCCGTATTGTTGAATTTGCCATTCAATTGCATGATTAGACGCTCTGATGCCGCTGTAACCGTTATTGCGGTATACGATGCCACGTCCACGGGCGTCTTGCCCTAGCCAAAATACAGAATTGTCCAGCTTGGCTACAGAAAATGCCGCTGCGCACCCAATCTCGTTAGACGCACCTTGAATACGGGCAAGCGGAAAATCTGGCGTCCCTGCGTCATACCAAACTTCAATTGAATTCGTACCAAATAGCCACGCTTCACGATTATTGACTAATACGGCTACTAAACCGTCAGGAGAGCCTTCAGCGCTAGCAAAATCAAGAGGATCTACTTGCGTACCATCAAGTAAGCTAGTAACCCATACTTTTTGGCTGTTTGGTTCGTTAAAGACAAAGTACCCATCTAGGTAACTAACGGTAACGGCGCCAGGAAAATCAGGGTCTGTAATTTGTGCAAAAACGTTAGTGTTAGAGTTGTAAATGTAGCTAGGGCCATTGGCAGCAATAAACAACTGCGTACCGTTGTCGGCCATCGATACCTGTCCAGTACCCGCAATAGTGCCTAAAGAAGTTACAGCGTAAGTGTTGCTTATTTTGTATAACGTATTTCCTGATACAGCGTAAGAATACCCTTCAAAAGACCATAGCCCACGAACAGGGCCTGTGCCAACAGTCGTAATTAAACTTAGCCCTGGGGCGCGGTTAAGAAAACCTGCCTCTTTGCCCTCGTTAGGGATGGCTTCCGCAAACAAATTAACCATGCGATTGTCTGCGGCGTTGATGCTACGGGCTACATACGCTTGCCCCAAGATTGGGGTTTTCATTAGTAATTACCCGCATAAATGTTATATCTCTGACGAGTGCCAATTAAGCTGTAAGGCAACGCCATAATGTCGTCAGGGTTGTTAATACGTTTTAAATTGCGTTTAGAGGTCATAGCAACCCGCAAAACGTTAGGTGGGGGTTCTATACCAAACTCAGTAGCAATCTCACAGGCAAGGCTGTATTTAAACGCTCTAAGGTAGCCTGGCGGCATATTTATTTCAGTAGCTAATGTTGGAACATCCATTAGCTTTTCTACCGAAACAATATGAAACTCTAAGGGTTTAATCGGTACAGGATAAACGTACATCTCAATATCAGGGTAGGTCATATTGACCCATAAGACTTGAGGGTAGGTTGAAGTTACCGTTTTAACTGCAATACCGTTATATTGCTGTTGGTTAATTAATTTAATACCGTACGAAATATTAGTCGCAGAATCCCTAAAATAAGTTGAATCATCAATTAATATAGGGCGTTTAGGCGTAGACAAATTCGCTAAAGGCAAAGTACCTGTTGGGCCAAACGTTAAAAATCGGGCGCCAGCAGGCCAAGAAGCAATCTGATCTTGAGTAGAAAACACAGCTAAACGCTCAGTATCCCAGCTGTCAATCATCTGGTTTAAAGCAGTTAACGCGTCTTGCGATGTAGCAGCAGACGGTGTTTCACCTTCGGCTAAAACCCCTAATATGCGCAATGCGCCGTTAATTTGGTCGTTTGCCGTGGTCATGGCTTAACTCCTTATGCGGTTGTTTTACGTCGTCTTGTCTTTACTTCCAGCACATTAGCAGGAGCCGCCTCAACTTCAGTTTCTTCTTCAACCACA